CCCGACGGTTTTATTTTAGTCTAATAATTTTCTGTTTGTCAACAAATCAACAAATAAATTTTATGCTGCCAGGCCCAGGTCGCCGACCACGTGGTGGCGCAGCAGCGAGCCAGGCGGCAGCGACCGGGAAAAGCGCAGCAGCTCGGCCGCATCGTCCTGGTGGCCGCCGGTTTTTGTTTTCTCCCATGCCAGGCGAACCGGGCCGCCGTTACCATAGCAGCCGCCGGGGGTATCGTCGCCGACCAGGCGCGCGCCGCTGCCATGCGCAACAAACACAACGACATAATCGCGCTCACCACGTGCACACAACGGGCGGCCGCCGCCGCACTGGTCGCAGCTAAAATTTTCGGCCAGCTCGGCCGGGCACTGAACAAAGCGCACGCCGTCGACCGTATACGGCCACACGGTGCCGGACGGGGCAGCCACCACGGCCGGGCGGCCGGCAGCCACTGCAGCCAGGGCCTGGGGGATTGTGTCGCAGCTGGCATTTATTACGGTTTCACCAGGCGCGGGCACCGGCAGCAGCTCGGCCGCAAAATGAGAATAAGTCCAGGCCTGGCCATTACGCGGCACGGCCTGGCGGACGGCCTGCAAATAATCCAGGTCGACCAGGTCGGCAGCGTGCGCGCCCTGGGGGTTTAATGCGCAGGTTTTCGGGCAGGTGGCGAACACGTTATGGCCGCCGGCCCGATAGGTTACGGCGATCGGCCCGGTTTTTTTGTTGGCCGAATGTTTCACGGTTTTAAGCATAAAAATTCTCTCTTTCTTTCTTTCTGGTGGCCGTGCGATTGCCTGGCCTAAAAATATTTTAGTGCAACAAATCAACTTGTCAACCCCCTAAGCAAAAAAAAACCCGGCACGCGGCCGGGCAGGGATCGAGCGGGCCGGATCAGGTCCGACGGTCGGCCAGTGCCTGGTCGGCCTCGGCAGCGCATGCGCGCCAAGCGTTCCAGGAAATAAAACCGGTTTCAGCGTCGGGCGGCGTCTCGGTGGCCAGGATGTCCGCCGAATAATTGCGCAGCGCTTCCAGGATAAAGGCCTGCATCAGCGGGCCGGTGCTGGCGTGGTCCATAACGCGGACAATAAATTTTGTGTTTGTTTCGCGTGTCATGCTGGCACCCATTCCAAAATGTCGCGGCCGCTCAACATTTCAATGTTGTCAAAATCAGCCCTTTCCCAGGTTTGAAAATTCCAGGTTATGGGGCCGTCGGCGTCGTCGAATTCATTGCGATAAATAAAAGCATAGTCGGCAAAATTGTCATGCGTGAGAAAACCCTGGGCCGCTTTTTGCATTGCGTGCTCTTTATCCCAGGCCAACACTAAAACAATTTTCACCGAGACCTTTTTTCGCTTGTCGGCGGGGATGCCGCCGACGATCACGTTAACTGCATGCATTTTCATGTTGGCCCCTTATGGTCGAATTGAAAAACTATTATTTTGGAAAAAGTCACGCAACGCTTCGTCAAGATCAAAATTTTGCATGATCTTGTCGGCGTCGAATTCTCCGGCCAGGTCGGCCAGGTCGATGTCGCTCGCGATGTCGCTCAGTTGCGAGCTGCTTAGTTCAGATGCGACGTCCGAAGCGCTAACATTTTCGGCAACGGTCACCAGCTGCGTGTCGCTAAGGTGTTCGGCAAGGTAGGCCAGCTGGGACTCGCCAATGTTTTCGGCGATTGTCGCCAGTGCCTGGTTGTCGATCGTAACTGCGCTTGTACCTGCGTTGGTTTCTATGTACTGCTTGACCATGTCGGCCACCATTGGGCGCAGCTGCTCGGCGATGTCTTTGATCAGCGCCTGCATGATTGTGTTGAATTCCATCTCTTTCTCTCTTTCTAGGGTTAGGGCCTCACGGATCGCTTGGCCTGATTGCATTGTATATCTACTTTTGTCAACTTGTCAACTGCCACCGCCAAATATTTTATGGAACAGCCAAAAACCCAGCAGCCGACGGATTAGGCCCCGCGTGTTCGCGCGTTGCTGCTCAGGGTCTGGTAGCGGTTTCGGTAACTGTCGCAAGCGCTTTCGTTCGCGCCTTCGCATGCCGTCACTCATCAGTCACTTCGTCAACCTCAACCAGGTAAAGATTACCGTGGCCAAAATCTTCGTCGCGAACCTGGGCAAAGGCTTTGCTCTCCGCCTGGTCAATATTGTCTGCCTCTATCACCAGCGTGGCCAGTGCGGACCGTTCTATTTCGATTCTGTATTTCATGGTTTATTCCTCCATTAAAAAGGTGCCATTGTGTACACAAGAGGCAAACAAGGCATCGTCGGAATAATTGTTGAACCCTGGAAACCCATGCAGTTGGATGTGTCGGAACACCTCCCTCTGTTCGGCAGGTTCTCTGTCAAAAAACCAATCCACCTCGTAGTTAGCGCAGGCGTCCACCATCTGTGTTTTAGTCATAGCATTCATATATTTCTCTCTTTCTGTGTTTCGTAAACAACCACGCCCCCAAACCTGCTTGGGATTAGATAACTGTCATATCCGCCGCCGCAAATAAAATCATCGACGTCCTCGTTGTCCAAATCCATCATTCGCTTTTCCTCAATGGATTGAATGATTACGCACGGCGTCGCACCTTCTCTATCACTGACGTAAAACATGCCATGGGTCATGTTGCCAAACCACACTTCGGTCTTTGTACTCATAAATTTCTCTCTTTCTGTTTGTACCTGGCCATCCAGGTGTTTGTGATCCTATCACAACTTTCACATACAAGTCAACTGTCAACTAAATGTTTTCTAAGTTCGGACCAGGACACGCCGGTCCACGGCCACCTGGCCAGCGCGGGGGTGTCGACGCCCAGGTTCGCCAGGTCGATTGCCTGCTCGCCACAAAATAGCAGCAGCTCAGATTTACTTGCGTGCGTTGTCCCGGCCGGTTGGTACTGCACCAGGATATAGGTCGGGCAGCGCAGGTCTGCATGCTTGATGTGGAATGCAACCTGGTGTGGTGACAGGTTTACTTTGCGGCCACGTTTGACCACCTTCAGCTCGACCATCACAAACAGGCCATGCGGGAATGCCAGCAGACAATCCGGGATGCCCAGGTTTACCCTGGACTCAATCCGGGTGAAATGGCAGCTTGGGAGGTTTTCTTTCAGCCTCTTGTACAGGTTCGCTTCCGGTTTCAATGCCATCGTTTTCGTCCTCGTCAGGTTCTTCCTCGATCTGCTTAGGCGTCACATCAACGATCGGGCCAGCGCTGCCGCCGTACACGCGTTTGATTTCTTCCAGCTTGCGCATGACTTCGTCTTTGCTCATGCTATCGATCGTGCCATGCCGAATTTCTTTTCGGTCAATGTAGATCGAACCCAGCGCCTGGCCCCTTCGGTATTCGGCCTGGACGGCAGCGCCATACGCGCCAGCTTGCAACGCCTGGTCACGAATAACCTGGAGGTCTCGCATGTGCCGCTCGAACGTGGTGCCGTACTTTTCGCCCAGCTCGCGCCTTCGCTCCTGGATCGCTGCCACGATATGCGGGGAAAACTCAGGGTCGGTCAGCTCACGTGCCCGGCCCTTTGCCCAGTTTTCACTGTAACCTGCGCGAAGTGCCGCCTCTTTCAGGGTGACGTGGCCGTCGCCAGCACAAAACTCTTCCACAAACTTCCATTCCTGGGCGGTCAGGACTTTTGGTTTGTGCGGCTTAACGGGCGCGGTTATCCTGGCTTCGACAACCGCAGGCCTTCCACCCAGGGTTTTGCCGGCCAAGAACTTGTCGTCTTTGGTCGGCATCAGGCCACCCGCCACAAGCGCCAGCCTTCGCCATGGCGTCGGCAGGTAAAACGCGTGCCTGGATGCCTCTTGGAGTACATGTAGGCAGCGCTGCGCAGGTTCTTGATCCAGGTGGCATCCAGGATCATAAAACTGTCGCCAAGGGCCATATCGGGGAATGGATAGCGTTCGCGGGGATCGACGCCACCAGGCAAGGGAATGTTTTTTTCTATTTTCATGCCTACATTGTGCAACAAATCCACACCCAACGCAACTACAAGGGCAAAAACGGTCAAATTCAGGGTTTTAGTTAGGAAAAAATAGACCAATGTATGTTTTTTTTTTTTCAAAAAGTTATCTCGCACGCATTTTATGTTAATTCCACATCATACACCTGTATATACATACTGTATTAACCTAAACCATTGATTCACTTACCTTATTACACCATTACATCTATTACGTCATTTTCAACACAAAACTTTTACGACGTAACATATCTTTTTTCACTCTATATATATTCGCGAATTTGACCCTCGGTCCGTAATCCCCGCCCCATTTACCTCTATACATTCCCTGTTTATCTCTATACAATTCCCCATCCCCACTCTTTTTGGAGCCCCCACCATGTCCCATCCTTCGATTGAGCGCTTGAACGAACTCTTTGACTACCACCCAGGCGGGACGGGTGCTTTACTTTGGCGCGTGGGCCGTAAAGGGCGCGCCGTGGGGTCGATTGCTGGGTATGAGACGCCGCGCAACGAGTTGCGGGTGAACATTGACGGTGTGTCGTACTTGGCCGCCAAGGTCTCGTGGGCCTTGGACATGGGTTACTGGCCCGACAAGCGCTTGAAGTTCTTAAACGGTGACCGCACGGACATTCGTATTGTCAACCTGGTGGAGACGGACCGTACGGACGGTCCTGGACGCTAGACTACTGCAACCCCACCCCCAGCCATTCCTTGTGATCACCTGAGAGCATCTTGGCTGCCACATCCATGGGCATCAG